ACCACGAGGCAGTCTAGTTGCATCTGCTGCCATCATAGGTGTAGTTGTTAGAGCGAGAGAGTCAATTCTTGCTCTCATCTCAGCATCTAATGCCTTTTGAGGGTTGTAACCTTTCTCACAAACACCTCTACCCCAGAATTTGTTAGGAACAATGTCATGTTGGTAACTTATAAACGGTCTATCTACCATCATGAAAGCATTTTCCTCTGCTCTTAGTATGTATTCGTCATTAACTAAAGTAACGACAGCTTCAACAAGCTCATCTTTCTTAGTGTATTCAAAATCATCTTGGTCTTTCTTAGGTTTTAAGAATCGCTTAGGTACAAGACCCCAGTATTCTGTAATCTTAACGGAATCTGACTCATCCGCCTGTTTCATCTCAGGGTCATAGCCAAATCTAATAGTATCGTAGTCACCATCTAAAGGAACATCACGATAAATACCAGACTTAATACCTTCAACAACGTGGTATCTAGGTTTAATAACCTCATGTGCAACACCTAACGCTTCATTAATAGAATTAGCGGAAGGGTCTATTAGAAATTCTTTAGGAGAGATAGGTTCTAGTTTTACATCAATAGAAGGTGTCTCAACTAACTGACGTGTTGTAGTCATAGTACCTTCAACAGGTTCTTCTACGGGACTACGCTCTATATTCTGTTCAACAACAATCTTACCGATACCAGTACCGTAAATAGCAGAGTTAAGGAATATCTCACAGACAGCATCCTTAACACCATTCTTTTCTAGGTCTTCTTGTAGTAGATTACGGACATATTCAGCATCAGTTTTATCTTGGTCCAACATATCATCTTGAATGTCGAACCATTTACCTCTACCAAAGGTAGCTTCTTCTAATTCTGCAACTGAGGACTCAACTGCCTGTTGTAAAGCAGGAGCGATGATTCTTGATTTCTCGGATTCTCTAGTTCTGTCTGATTGTAACCAAATACCACGCCAAAGACGGTAATACTCATCCCACTGTGTAACATAGTTTACATCTCTATGGGTTCTCCAGCTTTCTAAGCGGTATGACAACCACGAAGCAAGAGCTTGATACTGAGTTTCCTTGTCATTAAACATAAGTTATTGATTTGTATAGGAATTTAGGCACAATATATCATAAAGTAAATAGGAATATCAACTATTTTTATTAATAACCTGAAATAACATCCTCAGGTTCCCATTCTTCATCGAATTGTATAGAGTGGGCGAAGTCCGCAATACTTACCTGGTCTATATAGGACAAGGCATCTAGAAGGTCATCATGTGATAAACGTGAAGGGAAGTCCAGCATCTGTGAAATGAAGAATCTCCAGTCTTTATCCTCATTAAAGGTGATTTGTTGGTGTTCCATCCGACCTTGAAGGGACCAAGTGATGCGTTCTGACTTCTTTTTACCGCCATGTCGTAGTTCATCTATGTGAACAAAGCGATTAGTAGCTCTCATCTCATCTTCTAGGTAAGGAAGTATAGCGTTCTTCAACGAACCAGTCTCAATACCCACAGTAGTAGCTTCATTGACCGAAGCTGCCTTTAATATCTTAGAAGCAGTCTCTTTAATAGACCACCTTCCGTGCATAATATCTTTAACCCACCACTTATCTCGGTCTATCTTAACAATAGCAATAGCAGTCTCGTCTAATTTAGAGGATTTAAGCCCCCTTTCTTTCTCAGAAGCCTCAAAACCAGCAGGGTCAACCGAAATAACGTAGTTACCTTCATCAGGTTCACTACCTTGTAAGAACCATTCCTCTTTAAAGATACCACCAGAGAATGTTTCAAAGGATGCCTCGAACTCTTGTCTAAACGCCATAGAAGACATAGACTTCCTGGCAGTCTCAATCTCATCTTCTGGTATATAGGGATTATCTGTAGAGTTAAATGAGAAGGTTTCCCAATCTTCATCGTTTTTAGACTCTGTATAGAGGTCATAAAAGTGATTCTTACCCGCAGGTGTACCAATAAACAAAGCACCACCACGTACATCAGCTAGAGTAGGTCTAATAATCATTTCCCAGACATCAGGTCGCATAGAAGCATACTCATCTAGTACAACATAAGCAAGACCAACACCACGTAAGGTATCAGGTCTATCAGAACCTTTCAAATAGATTCTTCTTCCGTTTGTTAAAGTTATTCTAGCGGTATTCTCATAGGTATCTTGAATAAGGTCTCCCCCGAGTTCCTTAAGCATATTCCACATGATATCTTTAGATTGTTGGAAGGTAGGACCGATATAGAAGACATCCTTAGAATCAGATTGTAATGCCTTGATTAACAATATCCATGCAGCTAATCTAGACTTACCAAAACGTCTTCCTGCAGCAACAACCTTAAATCTAGCTTTTGAATTGAATATCTCTAATTGAGCAGGATGTAACTCAACATTAAGAGTACCCACTACTCAGTCCAGCTTTGTCCAGTAATACCCATTAACTCTCTATAGTTACCTACAACAGGAAAATGTTCCCCATTAGATAAACTAACTTTAGTTAAATCATCATCTAACCAGGAAAAGTACACAATAGCGTCTATGCTTACAATCGTAGGTATAGTCTCATCTATTCTAGAAGACACTCTTTCTAGTAATATTGAATCAAACATCTTGTTTCTCCTCTTCTTTTACAATAGTAGCGATGACCTCATCATCACCTTTAGTCTTTAATCTCTTAGGTTTATTGACCTTAGCCATCTCTTCTATCTGTTCAGTCGTTCCAACATTGATAGTCAACCCACCTTCACTCTTAGTGTGTTTAATCTCAATAGCTTTCTGAGCAGGAACAATTCTATCCATACACATCTTTAAACAATGAACATCACCTTTCAACGCCTTAGCAATGACAACCTCAACAATCTCTTCTCCTCTGGAGCTTAAGAGTTCTCTAGCAAGTTGAGTGTATTTATTAACAGAACCTTTAGGTCTTCCGTTAGGGTTAGGGATTTGACCTTTCTTAAAAAGGTGAGGCATAGTCTTTCTTTTATCAACCATCTAGTTATCCTATATAGGGCTAAACATTATAAACATTAATCGAACCACCTAAGTAACTTAAGTAACTTAAGCCGTAGGCTGGCTCAGAGGTGAAGACCGATAGGTCTTTAACTCGGAGTCATAGAACTTAAGCTCTACTCGGATTTAGGTGTCTCTGTCTTGGATTTCGGTGTAGTAGACTACTTAGAAGACCTTTAATAAAGCTTAATAAACATAAAGGATAATCTAATAGTTACTCCTCAGAAGGTAATGACGGTTCTCCCTAGAACCCGAGTTTACTTAAGTAGTTAACTTAGGTTCGATTGTAGCTGATAAACAGACTAAAGTAAAGCCGAAACCCGCTTTTCTTACTAAATTAATAGTTATCCACATAGTTATCCACAATTACTTAATTAAATCTATAATTAATTGAATAAACCCAAACTCCTCTCTCGTCTAATTATGATAGTTTATTAATAGTACGGACTCACCAACTAGGCTCCCCCCTATGGCTGGTTAAGTTGCTGTAGTATCCGTAGTGTCTGTAGTAATCGTAGTATCCTTGAGTAAATGATTAAGTGATAGACAATCAACAGTAGTATCAACAGTAATATAAACAGTAGTATTTATATTATTAACAAGACACTCTACATCGTACTTGTAGCAACCCAAGCCAAGGTCTTGTGTTGTCTTCGCAAGCCAAGGTCTTGCTACGAACTCAGGCAAGCCCTGCGGTCTTCCTTCGTATCCTATGGTTATGATGTTGTTAACCAATGGTTATAACTTAATTAACCAGTGGTTTATGTCCTTGTAAACCTTATCAACAATCATTAATAACTATTAGCATAACCTTAGCATAACTAAATTCTTAAGTCCCTTTTAAGGGGAACTTAAGACCGCTTACGCTATTCAGTTATCACCAAGGTTATCACCAACAGTTATTAACAATTATTCATAAGCTTTATGGTGTACTTGACTACATCTATAGGTAACTGCCTACCTTTGTATGTTGATACTATAGAGAAAAGGAAAGGGGAAAGATAAAGACATAAGACAAGCAGTAATATTAAAAGGTATTAAGATTATTAGTGCCTTCAGTAATAAGTACGTTAGTTATCTAATGTATGTTGATACTTGAGGTTGTTATCTCTATCACAAAAGATAAAGAGCAATCTTTTGTTCCCTTTCTTTGGGACTAAATGAAATAAATGGAAGTCAGTCGAGGGTGACACTTCAATTTATTTAATTCAGTACCAAATAAAGGGTGTCGAGATTTACTACTAAACCAATAAAACTATAAAAGGAAATAAGATTATGAAAAAGCAATATGAAATCGAGTTCAAATCAATGACAAGAACCAACGCACAACACCACGCAAACGCTGATGGTCAAGTGAGAGAAATATTAAACGAGATGAACCCAACAAAGGATAATGCAGAACGTGAAACATTTAGCGAACAAATGAACAACTTGAGGGAGGGGTTATCGTCACATGGTGTTTACAACTTCAATGAGATGTATGTTGTAAGAAAGTTATACATCCAACGCAGAGCCTTAAACGAAGGTGCAAATGTTGCGAGTATTGTTCATTTCTCAAGGGTGTTTGATGCTGTCGTGTCGGGTGCGTTATTTGCAAAGGCTAAGACACTAAGCAAAGAGGAAGCCAGAGAATACGATTACCATAGGCAAGACCTAAACGAAGAGCATGGTATATTCTTTACACCACAAACCAAAGAGGGCGACCAATGGTTGCCAACTTCTATGGAAGATATCGCATTTATTGATGATGCCGTTGCTGGAGAATGGGATACAGGTTCAGAACCTTATGCTGGCACAAGCTTTCTAGATACGCTTTAAACTAATAGCCCTCTTAATCGAGGGCTTTTTATCGCCTATCAAAAGCTCTCGCTCGCTTCGCTCGCTCGGGTAATGCCAAGCTTACGCTTGTCATAAGATAAAACTAAAGAGCAAGTTTTAAAAGAGCAAAGCAGTGGCTCGCAGATAATGTGCCAGCTCAACCGAGAGCGGGTATTTGGATTAGTCTGGGTGTTTTACATAGATGGATTAGTCTGGGAGTTTCGGGGGATGGATTAGTCTGGGATTTTTACAATTAATATATAGGAGAATACTATGAGAGTATTTGTTTTAACAAGCACGTCGGATAAAGATTGGTTAGTATCTACTTCAGTATGTGCTACCTTTGAAGGCATAGTCCGTAGGTTTCATGACTACACTATTGAAAAGGAACACACTAAAGAGGACATAGCTGTGGGTTTATTAGAAGATGGTTACTACTTCCATAATAAAGTAAATGATAAGGGTGTTAAGCACTCTACTTACATATCAATAGAGGAGATTTAAATGCCTAAGTTTAATAAGAAACAAAGAGACTACTTAGATAAGGTAGTAGAACAGTCACCAACAAGACAAGAGTTAGCTGACCGTATCTTCAGTGTACATTCTACTGTTGAAGAAGATATCGCTAAGCTTGGACAAGTCTGGGAGACACAATGGCAGGACCTTGATAGGTATGTAGCTGATAAGTTCATTGAGGTACATGGTGCTGGAATGATAGGGAGAAGATTATGAGATTAGGACCAATGGAACAGATGGTGTACGAGCAGATGATTGCTGAGTACCCTGCTATGGCTGAAGAAGGTAAGACCTTTACTTATAATACAAATGG